AATGCTGGGGCCCGCGGCGCGTCCGAGCCGTTGTATCGTAGGACTATTTAACACGCCGCGAAAACCGGTTCCTGCACGCAGCACTGCGTCGAATACGGGCGCGAAGCACGACGCGGCCGCGCCAGCGGCCGCGTTTTATGAGGTGATTTTATGATAAAAGAAAAACCGTCCTAAAACGGTTTCTCCGGGTTGCAGGTTACGTGTCGTCCTCTCCTCGGCGGTAATTGGAATAATGCGGCGAACTGCGGTTCCCGTGCGTCGAATTGGAATAACAGTGCGCTGAATCTGAATGCGAATTATGGGGCCCGCGGCACGTCCGATACGTTGGGAATCATTGAACGTACCACCTGAAAAAACGTCCAAAGTCGAAACCCAAACGGCTGAACCTGCAAGCCGTCCTTCGGGAAAACACGCAAAAGGGTGGCTCTCTGAAATAGTAGGGAGACCGAAACTTCGGGGGAGTATTTTATGAAAAGACACGGCGGACTTTTCGAGAAGATCGTCGAACCGGAGAACATCGAGCTGGCCTACAAGAAAGCCAGGAAAGGAAAAACCTGGCAGGATAGCGTCAAAAGAGTGGAGCAAGACAAGGAGGCAAAACTCGACGCCATCCGGCAGCTGCTCATAGATGGAACCTTCACGACATCAAAGTACACCGTAAAAATTATTCACGAGCCAAAAGAAAGAGAAATCTTCATCCTTCCTTTTTATCCGGACAGAATCATTCAACATGCGATCATGAATATCGTCGCGCCCATTTGGGACGCCATGTTTATATTTGATTCGTATGCGTGCCGGAAGAAGAAAGGACAACACGCCGGAAGCAAGAAGTGTATGCAGTTCACACGTCGAAATACCTGGGTGTGTCAGTTCGATCTTTCCAAGTTTTACCCATCTATCCCACACAACAGATTGATGGAAGTCATCCAGCGAAAGATCAAAGACGAGCGCGTGCTTGCGCTGTTCCAGGATATTATCAGCAGCGTCGGAGGAGACCGGAACGTCCCAATCGGGAATTTTACCAGCCAATGGTTCGGAAATCTGTATCTTAATGATTTGGATCAGTACGTGAAACATCGGCTGCACGTCCGGGATTATATCCGCTATTGTGACGACTTCCTGCTTTTTGGAAATGACAAGGAAGAACTGAAACGCCTCGCCGATAAGGTTGAGGCGTTTGCTGTTTTGATCCTCGGAATGAAACTCTCGAAAAAATACCTGTACCCGACAGCACACGGAATTGACTTTTTAGGATACCGGCACTTCCCGGATGGAAAAATTCTCGTTCGGAAATCCACGGCAAAGCGGATCAAGAATAGGTTGAAAGTTATTCCGTGGGAGCTGAAGCATGGGAAAATCACGAAAATACAGGCTATCGGAAAGTTGGCCAGCGCCAAAGGTTGGCTTAAACACGCCAATACGCACAACTTACAAATGGCGCTCCGGCTGGACGAACTGACAGCTGAAGTGGAGGCGATAGCGTGAGCATGAAAAGATTTTCTGATCTGCCGCCATCAAAGCGTGAAGCATGGGCGGAGAAAAAGAAAATCAGCGAAGTCATCGGCAAAGAAATCATCATCACAGGCTTTTCGATCATCCAGTCAAAATATGGGAACGGCGGAAACTCCGAAGCGCTGCGCATCGAGTTTGAACAGAACGGCTCGAAGTATATTTGCTATACGGCGTCATCTCTCCTGCGGCGACAGCTCGAAGCAACGGAGGACGAACTTCCATATATTGCGACAATCGAAGAGAAAAATCACTGGCTAACATTAACTTAAAGGAGTGTGCAAAATGAAAGGTTTTCCGAAGCATCTGAACACGAAAGAAGATTACTACTACATCAAGGCCAAGTTCCCGGCGGAACAATGGAAACCGTACTGGCAACGGCTCCTTGATGAACGGTATCGGTGGATGGACGACCATGAAATCCCCAGCCCGGCGCAGGGCATCACCGACGAAACGCATCGCGTCGAGGAACGTCATTCGACGGATCCGCAGACCGGGGAAGACGTCACCACCTATATGCAGGTCGAATACAAGCAGAATCCTGGAAGCGACTTCTGGCGTATGGGCTTTACTGAAGAAGAGGTTCGCAGGGCATTGGAGGACGCATAATGATTAAATGGCTCTTTATGGCGCCTTTGTCGTTGCTTGTCTCTTTGCTGTGCTACATAACGAATCCGATTGTCCTTTTGTTCTGTGATGAGGACGGGGAGCTTCCGGGCTTCCTGTCCCTTTGGCAGACATGGGACAACAGCTGCAACCCTTCCGACGTGACCGAGAAGAAGGAGCTGCCGGATTTTCTGCTCTATGATTGGGGCAGGCATTACGCCGAATATGTGGACACGCCTCCGGAGCTGGCAGCGGTAGGACGTTCACGCTGGTTTACCGTTTGCATTGATCACGACTGGACGATCATGGAGCGGATAAAACGCTATATCTGCCGCTGCTATTGGCTGACGAGAAACTGCGCCTATGGCTGGACGTTCTGGGTGTTCGGCGTTTTGCCGGGGATCCGCTGGAAGGTCGATCAGAGCGACGCCGACACAAAGTTTTCCCATGAGGACGTCCCGATGTGGTGGCTGGACAGCGCATGGCAGTACGCTTCATCCGCGCCGATCTGCAAAATTTACGGGTACACGATCCGGAGGGAAATCAATCTCGGCTGGAAAGTGGACACGGATGCAACAGTGGACACGCAGGCGATGATTGCGACGCGCGTCACAATTCGGATCCGTAGGGAGGGCGAATAATATGGACTTCACGGAACTATACCAAAACATGACCGGCACGGTCGGACACCTCGGAGAGAATTGGGCGGTCAAGCTCGCGGGCGGGGCATTCATAGGAGTGGCCTGCTCGATGCACGCGCAACTTCTCCTCGCGTTCGTCGGCCTTGTGGTCATCGACCTCGTGACGAAATGGATCGCTCTTTCGAAAGAGTATCTGACAAAACGGAAACGCCGGAAAAACCCGACGCTGTGGCAATGCGTGACCAGCATCCCGGCGGCGAGGAAAGCCGGATACATCAAATCAGAGGCGATGAAGCACAGGTTCCTCGGAAAGATTATAGTGTACTTCGCCGTCACGCTCGCGGGCGGACTGATCGACTACACGATGGCCGTCATGGATAAGCCTGCCTGGGGCGTCGTGCTCCTCGTCGGCTACCTTTCCATAACGGAGCTGATCAGTATCGTCGAGAACCTGCAAGACGCCGGAGTGGAGGAAGCGGAAAAACTTCATGAGATTTTGGAGAAAAAACGGGACACACTAAAATAATGACCTCGTAGGAAGCCCGTGGAGCGACGAAAAAGACCTCCCGTGATAAATCTATCGCGGGGATTTTTTATTGCCGCCCGTCGGGCTTTTTCTATGGGCTATTCTTAAAAGGAGTTGAAAAGTATATGTTGTTTACAGTAAACATTGAGGACACGGGCCTAAAGTGGGATGAAGATGAACTGGACGAGCGCGAAACGACAGACATGATCGTAATTCACCATACCGGTGAAGCAGATATTGACGCAAGTGCGGAGCAGATCGATGGCTGGCATAAAGGAAACGGATGGCTCGGCATCGGATATCATTATGTTATTCGTAAGGACGGCACGATTGAAATGGGGCGACCGGAGTGGGCGGTAGGTTCTCATGCTTATGGAGAGAATTATCATACTATCGGGATCCACCTGTCCGGCGATTTTGATCAAGCCGATCCGACAGATGAACAGGTTGAAAAATGCGCTATGCTGATTGCGTATCTTTGCCAAAAATACGGCATTCCTACTGACAGGGACCATATCGTCGGGCATGGTGAACTGATGGCGACAGATTGCCCAGGCGAAAATCTGCAGGCCCTTCTTGATAACGGAACGATTACGGGTAAAGCAAATTGGTATCGGAACGAAGCCGATGAATGGGCGGTGCGGGTATGATCATAAAGAGTATCACACAGCTATCCGATAATGAGCTACGGAAGATCCGGAGCATCCTGAAGGAAAGCCGCTGCCCGAATGAATCGCTTCGCGTGACGTTCCCGGACGGGTACCATCATATTGACGAAGAGAAGGGCGTCATATATTTCGGCGCCCATTCCTACGATTACACATACGAAATAAATCCATAATCTAATTTTGGTTCTTAAACTGGAATAAGAACCAAAATAGTCAAGTTTTGGTTCTTATTCTTGACGATGGGGGTGCAATATGTGGATGATAAGAAAAATATGTACTATGTTTCTATTGGTATTGGCCTTCTTGCTGTGTTCGGGCTTTGCTGGTTCTTGTTACGCGAGCCAGACGTACACGATCAGCGAAACGCAGCTGACGATGTTAGAGGAGCACTTGAACGCGCTGACGGAGAACAACAACGAGCTATTGAGACTGCTCAACGAATCGACGCTGGACTTGAACGAAGCGTCGTTATCATTGACAGAATCGAGGAAGGAACTGGAAACGCTGCGGGCGCAGTTGACCGCGCTGCAAGCGGAAACGAAGCAGCTCGACGCATCGTTGAGGACTGCCAACGAAGAGTTGAGGCGTGCCAGCGAATCCTTCAAGAAGTCCGAGGCAGCGCACGATAAAACCGAAGGGCGGCTCCGGACGCAACGAAATATTTGGGAAGCATTATTTTTCATAGCGGCAGGCGTGGCCGCCGCAAGATAACAAAAAGCCCCGGCGAAAGCCGGGGTATTTTTTGGTGCCATTTTGGTGCCGGTGGTGCCGAAAAAAGACATTTTCAACCATTTGCAAATATTTTCAATCAAGATATTTTGTTCCGATTGGAGCCAGTGTTTTCAAGGGGTTTCAGATACAACCATTTGCAAACATTTTCACCTATTTTCATTACTTCCGATAATTTATACTTATGCTTTACTCCTACTCCTGCATGGGGTAGGGGCTTTTTTGTGCCGCCGTTGGTGCCGGAGGAATTTTCGCGGCACCAAATTATAAAATCTGATCGAGCAGGGCGACGGTCTTCCTGGTCCGCTTTTCGAGGATGTGGCTGTATATCTTCGCTGTCGTGTTCATGTTCGCGTGGCCGAGGCGTTTCGACACGAGCTCCAAGTCCTCCCCGGCTTCCAGCAGCATCGTCGCGTGGGTGTGCCGGAGCGAGTGGAAGGATCCCTCGCCGAACTGTTCCTTGCAGAATTTCCCGAAGTATCGCATGGCGTCGGCGTCGACCTGCCGTCCGTCCGGCCAGATGCAGATGGAATTGTTTTCCGTCTGCTGATAGGTAGGGCCGTACCGAAGCCGGTTCTGCGACTGCCGCGCGTGGGCGGCTTTCAGAATGGAATGGAGTTTCGCCCCGAAGGGAATCTCCCGGACGGAGCAGCTCGTCTTCGGGATCGGCTGCACGGTCCCGCCGACGAGAGTGGAATGAACGCGCAGCGTCTTTCCCTTCATATCGACGTCGTCCCACGAGAGCGCCAGGCACTCGCCGAGGCGCATCCCCGTATGATAGGAGAGGAGAACCGGAAGGCCGCACTGGTGATCGGCGGGGAACCGGCGGAAGATGGCGGCCAGCTCCTTCGCGCTGAAGATGTGCGTCGTCTTCTTCGGCGCCTGATGCTTCGGCAGCTGTACCGGCTGCGCCGGGTTCGTCATCAGGTATCCGCACATATTCGCGGCATAACCGAGGCTCCGCTTCAGTATGGTCAGCAGGACGGTGACGGTGCTCCGGCTGTACTCCTCCGACGTGGTGTTGATGTACTTCTGCAATCCCCGCGGCGTGAGATCGCCGATCACGCAGGAGCCGAGGGCGGGCTTTATGTGGTTCGTGATGGCCGCCTTGTACGTCCTGATCGTGTTCTCGCGGAAATTCTTCTCGACGAATTCCTCCGTCCATTGGTCGAGAAAATCGGAGAGGGTTATCTTCCGCGCGTCATGGATCCGGCCGGTCCTGTCCTTCTCGATCATCGCCAGCCGGTAGGCGCGCTCGCATTCCGGCTTCGTCTTGCCGCCCACGCGGACGATGCGCTTGCGCTTCCCGTTCTCGTCTGTGGTCTCTATGGTGTAATACCATTTCTCCCCGCGCTTCCTTATATATGCCATGATTCGCCCCTCCTTATCCTGCGTCAGCCTCGCCCTTCCCAGAGCTCGGCGATTCTTTTTTCACGCGATCAGCCCGATCCTTTTCATATAAATGGTTGAGCTGCGCGTCTATATCCTCTTTGTGCTCGTCAGTGAGCGCACGATATTTCTCGATATGCGCGCGCTCCGTAGCCGTAAGGCTTATTTTTGTTTCGAGCCGAACCGGATAGTTTTCGTCCAAGGCTTCAAGTAAAGCTCCGACAGGCATTTTCATAGCTACGGCAACTTTTTTTAATGTGGCAGATGACGGAATTATAGGTTTATTGTTCTTGGTATTTTTATTCTTTTCAAGCATCCATATATAGGGCCGCGTTAATTGCGAAAGTCTGGCGAAGTCTTCCAAGGATAGATCATTTCGCTCTCGGTAATCTCGAATCAAATCCCCTAATGTCATGGTATTCACTCCCCTTGTAAAGTGAATTATACAAAAAGAAAAATAATTTGTAAAGTGGACTTGACAAAAAATACCGCCATGCTATACTGTAAATGTGTTAAGTGGATTTTACAAAATGAAAGCGAGGTGAAGGCATGGGAACCTTAAAAGCTCTGCGCAACGAAAGGAAGATGACGCAAGAAGAACTCGCGGAAAAGTCCGGCGTTTCTCGCGTCACTATCGCAAAGTTAGAATCCGGAGCGCAGAACGTCACCACCAACACCACCATCATTAAATTGGCGAGAGCTTTGGAAATTGACGCAGGCGATTTATTATCCCCAAATGGTTAAGTGGACGCAACACCATAAACAGAAAATATCTGTAAATACCTGCAAATAATCGAAAATATGATACTAACGTATCATAGCATTTCCCTACGGGAAATGCTTCCCCCTTTGTCAGTTAGGAGGTGAGAGCATGGCGGAGGCGGAGAAAAAGTTGATCCCGGATGACGCGGAACGTCTTCTATCCTTGGAGGAAGTCGGCGAAAGGCTTGGAACCGGGCGGTTGTTCGCTGCAAAGCTGATTCGTGCCGGACTGCTTCACGCGCTGGCCTTCCGCAAGATCAAGCGCGTGCCGAAGAGCGAACTCGCAAGATTTATCCGGGACCATATCGGGCAGGACATATATGAAGTCCTGGAAGCGCGGGAAAGGGAGGTGACAGCGTGAAGGTGCTGGATATGCTGATCCGGTTCCTGTGCTTGACCGGCCTCGCGTTCGTGCTTGCCGCTTTAGGCATCGGCCTTTCCCTCGTGATCATGCTCGTCACGTACTACACGCTGATCAGCATTTGAGGAGGTGAAGAAGAATGGAGGACAAGCAAAAAATATGTGACCTGCTCCTGGCTACCCTGCAAGCCACATACAACGCGCAGGACCTCGTTTCCTTGAAGTATGACGGGGAACAGGAGACCGTGACGGCCACCTTCGTCGGCGGCGGAAAGTACGTCATCAACGTGGCGCTGGACTCCGGCACGGCGATGATCAGGGACATCATGAAGCGTATGTGAGGAGGTGAAGCATGATACCCAGAGTAATCACTTGCGCACGATGCGGAAGCGAGACGGTGGCGACCGGGCCACGAACAAAATACTGCCCGCCCTGCTCGTACTTCGTCCGGCTGGAAAAGCAGAACGCGCGACGATCCCAGGGAAAGACGCAGGCCGAACACACGAAGATTATCACCTGCGCGATCTGCGGGAAGGAAGTCGTCGTCAACAGCAAGGCGGCACGCGCGAAGTATTGCCCGGAGTGCTCGGCGAAAATGTTCAAGGTTTCCACGAAACGGCACCGGGCCAAAGAAAAAGAAGAATTAGCATTCGACGCCGGGAATTATCCGATCGAGCCGAAGAGCAAGTGGACGCTGGCGGAGCCGAAGGTCATCGAATGCGAGCGCTGCGGGTGCGAAGTCGTACTGACCGACGCGAGGCAATTTAACCGGAAATACTGCGACGACTGCAAGCCTATTGTTTACGCGGAGCTGATGAGGAAAGCCTCGAGGAGAGCCAAGGCAAAAAGCAAGGAACCGAAACGCTGCGCCCGCTGCGGTATCGTTTTAGAAGAAACAAAATCCAATCAGAAATACTGCGGCGACTGCCGGGCGGCGGCAAAGCTGGAACAATCCATTGCCTCGTATCACAGGAAACGGGAAGAGCGGGAGACAAGCCCATTCAAGGGAATGGCGAAAGAAAGGAAGAAGAAAAAGCCCCGCGTGTCGCAGATCGAGAACCTGAACGAAGCGGCCCGCAAGGCTGGAATGTCTTATGGAAAGTATGTCGCCATGCTGGCGATGCAGAAGCAGAAAAGGAAGAAGGTGAAATCATGACGGACAAGGAGAGAATGCAGGAGCGAATCGAGATTTTCTGCGACGCCGACCGGCGCAGCCAGTTGGATCCGGAGGAAGCCGAGAAGTACTGCCCGACAGTTGAGGAGGCAATGATCTGTGCATGGTCGAACTGAACCGTTGCCGGTGCGGGCGGGAAATCCCGTTCGAGCCGGACAGAAAAAAGCAGCCGAGATATTGCGCACGGTGCCGCGCTATGTTCGGCGCGAACAAGCAGAAGGGGCACCGGATAAAGAAAAAGCCTTGACGTCTGCAACACGCCAAGGCCGAAGGAGAAATTTCAACATAATCATTATATACCTTTGAGGAGGAATTATCAATGGACTTCACTTTGAACATAAAGATCGAGGCGACGCCGGAATTCTGCAAGGCTCTCGACAATATCGCCAACACGATCACGGCTGCGTTCTGCGTGACCGCAGAGAAAGCCGCAGGTGTTCCGCCTATGGCGCAGGCTCCGGCCTACGTCCAGGATACGCCGCCCGCTCCTGCCATTGTACCGCAGGAACAGGCGCCCGCCCCGGTATCGGCACCGACGCCGCCCCCTGCGCCGGTTGCCGTTCCGGTGGCAACCACTCCGCCCGCTCCGGCTCCGGTCCCGACGGTCCCGACGACGGCGCAGGCATACACGCAAGACCAGCTCGCGCTTGCGGCCTCCGGCCTCATGGATACAGGCAAGCTCGCGGAGCTCCAACAGCTCCTCAAATCGTTCGGCGTTCCGTCACTCGTGCAGCTCCCGAAAGAACAGTATGGAGCATTCGCCACGAAACTGCGGGAAATGGGGGCGAAGATATGACGAAGCACGCGCTGCTTTCCGCGTCCAGCGCGGCGCGATGGCTGGCCTGCACACCGAGCGCCAGGGCAACGGAGAACATCCCCGATACTGGCAGTCCCTACGCTGCGGAAGGTTCACTCGCGCACGCCATAGCGGAACTGAAGCTCCGGAAATATTTCACGGAAGGCATCGGCCCGCGGACGTTCAGCAACCGCCTGAAGAAACTGAAAGAGGATCCGCAGTATTTCCACGAAGGCGCGCCGACGTACCAGGACGAAATGCTCCGCTACACCGACGAATACCTCGACTATGTGAAATGCGCGGCGATGGAGTACAAGGAAAAGCCCTACGTCGTCATCGAGAAGAAGGTTGACTTCTCTCATATCGTCCCACAAGGGTACGGAACCGCAGACTGCATCCTGCTCGGTGGCGACACGATTCACGTGATCGACTTCAAATATGGCAAGGGTGTCCCGGTCTCGGCGATCCGAAATGCGCAAATGATGTTATACGCGCTTGGCGCGCTGCATGAATACAACTTCCTGTATGAGATTCTCACGGTCCGGATCTCCATCGTGCAGCCGCGCATCGACAACGTATCGACATGGGAAGTCCGCACGGAGGATCTGGAAGATTGGGGCGAAAACGTCGTGAAGCCGAAAGCGCAGCTTGCTTATGAGGGCGAGGGCGAATTCGTACCCGGGGAGCACTGCAAATTCTGCAAGCTGAAAGGGAACTGCCGGGCGAGGGCGGAGGAAGCATTCTCCATGATCGTAAAGGCGGAGAAGCCGCCCGCGACGCTGACGCCGGAGGAGCTGGCCGACGCGCTGCAAAAGGCGGATATGCTCGCCGCGTGGGCGAAGGACGTGCAAGAATATTCCTTGACGTCCATCCTCGACGGCGGGGAGATCCCCGGATGGAAAGCAGTCCACGGCCGGAGCGTCCGCAGGTTCACCGACACAGATGCAGCGTTCAAAGCAATCATCGAGAGCGGCGTCGACGAAGCGATGCTCTACGAGCGGAAGCCTTTGACGCTGGCGGCCATCGAGAAAGTAATGGGAAAGAAGCCTTTCGCCGACGTCGCGGGTGCGTTCGTAGAGACGCCGCCGGGCAAACCGACGCTCGTGCCGGAGAACGACAAGAGGGAAGCAATCAAAGGTATCACTGCTGAAGAAGCATTCAAGAATATTTGAGAGGAGAAATGAAAAATGGCATTGACAAACAGAGACGTTACGACGGGTGTGGCAAGACTTTCTTACGAGCACGTATTCCAACCGTACGCGAGGAGCGCGAACGACACGCCGAAATACTCGACCACGATCCTCGTCCCGAAATCCGACACGAACACGAAGGCAGCCATCGACGCGGCCATCGAAGCGGCGAAGCAGCAGGGCGTCGCCAAGACTTTCGGCGGACAGCTTCCGCCGGTGGTAGCGATCCCGGTATATGACGGCGACGGCGTCCGCCCGTCGGACGGCATGCCTTTCGGGCAGGAGTGCAAGGGCCACTGGGTTTTCACGGCATCGGCGAAGAATCGCCCGGAAGTAATCGGCATGAACCGCCAGCCGATCATCAACGAATCGGAGATCTATTCCGGCGTTTACGCGTACGTGAACGTGACCTTCTTCCCGTATAACAGCAACGGCCGCAAGGGTATCGGCTGCGCTTTGAACTGCCTCATGAAAGCGAAGGACGGCGAACCGCTCGGATCGAAGATCACGGCGGCGGATGCTTTCGCGAACATCCCGATGGGCGCAGCTCCGGCGGTCAACCCGATCACCGGCGCGCCTATGGCATGAACGCGGGCGGCGGCAAAGACCGCCTGCACATAGACATTGAGACTTTCTCTTCCGTTGACATCACGAAGTCCGGACTGCACAAATACGTGCAGTCCGACGACTTCGATATTTTACTGTTCGCGTACAGTCTGAACGAAGCCCCGGTCGAGATCGTCGACCTGGCATCGGGGGAACAGATACCGGAGGACATAGAGAAAAAGCTGTTCGATCCGGACTGCATCAAGTACGCATACAACGCGGCTTTCGAGTGGACCTGCCTCTTGCAGAAATTCAATGCGCTTCCGATAGATCAATGGCGCTGCGTCATGCTGCACGGTTGCTATTGCGGATTCCCTCCGGGACTTGACGCCATCGGAAAGGCTATGGGCTTTTCCGAGGACAAAAAGAAACTCTCGACCGGAAAAGCACTGATCAAACTTTTCTGCAACAAACGCGCCCGCGGGATGCAGGGCACGATCTGGGACACGGACCGCACGCTTCCGGAACACGAGCCGGAAAAGTGGGAACTATTCAAGGAATACTGCAAGCAGGACGTCGTCACCGAGATGGAAGTCGAACGGCGTCTCGCTGCATGGGAAGTACCGGACAGCGTTCAAAAGGAATGGGAATTAGACGTCAGGACGAACGGTCACGGCATCTGCATCGACCAAGAGCTTGTCGATGGGGCGATTGCCTGTTCCACGGAAGTGAACGCAAGGCTGATGCAGGAAGCGAAGCAGCTGACAGCGCTCAATAATCCGAACAGCCCGACGCAGATCAAGGGCTGGCTTTCGTGCATGGTCGATAAAGATATTCCTGATCTGACGAAAGCCACTGTCTCCGATCTACTGAAGGACGAGAACCTTCCGGAAGAAGTCCGGCGTGTTTTGGAGATCCGGCTGGAGCTGGGGAAGACTTCGATAAAAAAGTATGAAGCCATGAAGGCGGCCGTCTGCGATGACGGGCGCGTCCGTGGTCTCCTTCAATTCTACGGGGCGAGGACTGGACGCTGGGCGGGACGGCTCGTTCAGGTCCAAAACCTTCCGCGAAACTACCTCGAATCTCTCGACACGGCGAGGAAGCTCGTCAAAGAGAAGAAGACCGACGCAATCCGGCTGATCTACGGCAACGTCCCGGACACTCTCTCGCAGCTTATAAGGACAGCTTTCATCCCGGCGCCCGGTCACGTTTTCGTCGTGGCAGATTTCAGCGCCATCGAAGCGCGCGTTATCTCATGGCTTGCGAATGAGACATGGCGTCTCGAAGCGTTCCGGCAGGGAAAGGACATCTACTGCGAGAGCGCGTCGCAAATGTTCGGCGTGCCGGTGGAGAAGCACGGGCGGAACGCGGAGCTGCGGCAGAAGGGGAAGATCGCGGAGCTGGCCCTTGGATACCAAGGCGGCGTCGGAGCGCTGAAGACGATGGGCGCGGACAAGATGGGCCTCTCCGAAGAGGAACTCCAAGACATCGTGACACGTTGGCGCGAGGCGAATCCTCGTATCGTCGGCTTTTGGAGGGCGGTCGAGGATATGGTGCGGCACGTGATTTCGAGGGAAGGCGCCTGCAAACTGTCGGACCGGTGGACGACATTCGATTATGCCCCCGGCGATCCTTCGATGCTCATGATTGGACTTCCGAGCGGGCGGAAACTGTTCTACCCAAGCCCGAAGATCGAGCTGAACAAGAAAGGTTTTGAAAGTATCACCTACGACGGGCTGAACACCGCGCACGTCTGGGGGCGGCTGGAAACCTACGGCGGGAAACTGACGGAGAACATCGTCCAGGCGGTGGCGAGGGACTGCCTCGCGGTCACTCTCTTCCGGATGCACGTGAACGGATTCGACACCGTCATGCACATCCATGATGAAGTTGTTCTTGACGTCCCGGAAGACAAAGCCGATCTAAAGTACGTCGTCCGTTTGATGACAGATCCTATATCATGGGCGCCCGGTCTTCCGCTGGACGCTGACGGTTTCATTGGTCCCTATTATAAGAAGGAGTAATGCCCTATGGAGAATTTCAACAGGAGCATTCACATATCGACGGCTGGCAGCCGGAAGGCTGCATTATGGAAACAGGAAACGATCCTCTGGTCCGACTTCGTGGCGCGCCTCGGCACGCCCGTCCGATCAGAGGAAGCACTTCGGACTTATCTCACGATGCCGAAAGCAAAGCAAGACGAACTGAAGGACGTGGGCGGATTCGTCGGCGGCAGCCTCAAAGGCGGCCGCCGGAAGGCTGCGAACGTGACCGCCCGCGACCTCATAACCCTCGACCTCGACGCGATCCCGACAGGCGGGACGGACGACGTCCTGAAACGTGTTGAAGGTCTCGGATGCGCGTATGTGGTCTATTCGACACGCAAGCACGAACCGGCGAAGCCGCGCCTCCGCGTCATACTTCCGACGGATCGGAGCGTCACGGCGGAGGAATACGAGCCATTGGCCCGCGCCCTGGCCGACCTGATCGGAATGAATCTTTGCGATCCGACGACCTTCGAGCCGTCCCGTCTGATGTACTATCCGAGCGTATGCGCGGACGGCCAGTATGTGTACACCTATGGCGACAAGCCGCCCGTCAGCGCAGATGGCATCCTCGCCATGTACAAGGACTGGCACGACTGGCGGGAGTGGCCACAGGTTCCTGGACACGAGGACAAGCAGAAAGTCTTCGCGTCCGCGCAGCAGGATCCAGCGGAAAAGGAGGGCGTCATCGGCGCGTTCTGCCGCACGTATTCCGTCTATGACGTCATGGATAAATTTATTCCTGGCGTCTATTCGCCGGTGGACGGCGCGGACGACCGCTTCACCTATGCGGGCGGCACGACGACGGGCGGCGCCATCATCTACGAGGGCGGCAAGTTTCTTTATTCGCATCACGCGACGGATCCATGCAGCGGGAAACTCGTCAACGCGTTCGACCTCCTCCGGCTGCACAAGTTCGGCGGCCTCGACGAAGAGACGAAACCGGATACGCCGATCAATAAACTTCCATCATACACAGCGGCCTGCCGGTTCGCCGTAGCGGATCCGACTGTCTCAACAACGCTGAACCGGGAGAGGTACGACAAGGTGCAGGAAGCCTTCCAGGGCATCCACCCGGAGAGCGACGTCGAATGGACGAAGCTCCTGGAGCTCTCGCCGACGACGGGCAAGCCGGAGAAGACGATCAAGAACGTGGAGACGGTCGTGATGCACGATCCCGCGCTCAAAGGGCGCGTCCGTTTCGACGAGTTCGCGGAATATATCCTCGGCATCGCGCCGCTTCCTTGGAGCGGGCGGGCGAACGAGGAAGGTCCTTTCCGATGGAAAGAGGAAGACGACGCCGGGATCCGTGATTATTTGGAAAGGATCCTGAAGTTCAGGAGCCGCGACGTCGTCGACGACGGGCTGATCCTCGCGGCGAGACAGAACAAGTACAACCCGGTCACGGACTACCTCGACGGGCTGCAATGGGACGGGAAACCCCGGCTCGATAATTTGCTGATAGACTACCTCGGCGCGGAGGACTGCGCGTACACGAAAGAGGTCACGAGGAAAGCGTTCACGGCAGCCGTGGCGAGGGCGAAAGAGCCGGGCGTGAAGTTCGATACCATGACCGTCATCCGCGGGCCGCAGGGCATCGGAAAATCGACGCTCTTGCGCATGATGGGGCGTGCATGGTACACGAACAGCATCCGGAGTTTTGAAGGAAAAGACGCCGCCGAGATGCTGCAAGGAATCTGGATCGTCGAGGTGGACGAGCTCGACCTTATGCGGAAGACCGACGTCCGGGAAATCAAAAGCTATCTTTCGCGCTGCGAGGACCACTACCGGGCGGCATACGCGAGGAAGACCGAGAAGCACCCGCGGAAATGCGTCTTCTTCGGTACGACGAACGACGACGAATATTTATTCGACGCGACTGGAAACCGCCGCTTTCTTCCAATAGAAGCAGGCGTCACGACGGCAGCGAAGAACCTGTTCGAGGAGCTGACGGAGGAGGAGATCGGCCAGGTGTGGGCGGAAGCATACACGCGCTGGCAGATGGGAGAATCACTGATACTGTCGAAAGAGATGGAGGAGGAAGCGGAGAAACGCCGCCGGGCGCGCACGGAGCGGGATTCGCTGCAAGGCATGATCGAGCAGTTCGTTGACCGGAAAATCCCCGCGGACTGGCTGACGTGGCCGAAGTCAGCGCGGAAAATGTTTTGGGGCGGCAGTATGGATATTCCGGATGACAAACTTGTCGAGCGCGATCGGGTATGCGCAGCGGAAATATGGTCCGAGCTTTTGGGAGAGTACACGAAAGCGGCACCGAGAAAAGAAATTATGAGAATCAACAATGTGCTGAAAATCATGGAAGGCTGGGAACCGTCCGGAGTTGTAAATTTCGGCGACGATTACGGAAAACAAAGGGGTTTTCGCCGATTGCAACAGAGCAACAATATTTAACATGAGTTTGTTGCCTATGTTGCCAAAATCAAAAAGTCAAAGCAACAAAGCAACAAAAAAATTTCTGATTGTTGGCGTTTTCGTTGTCAAACAAAATTCAGTAATAGCACTACATTATAATAATTAGGCAACAAAAGCAACATACTTTTCTATATAGAGTAAAAGTTAGGTAAATATACAGTATAAACGCCTAATTACGTGTACTCTATATACGCGCGCGAGGTTGCTTGTTGGAGGCGAACAGTTGTGCGAGAAAAAGTGATCGAGGCATTTTTGAGGGATGGCGTCCGAAGGCAGGGGGGCATCGCGTACAAGTTCACGTCACCGGGGAATGTTGGCGTGCCGGACAGGTTAGTGTTGTGGCCTGATGGGCGGGCGGTATTCGTTGAGCTGAAAGCGGAGAACGGGAAACTTTCCCGGATGCAGGAGATCCAGATCAACCGGATCCGGAAGCTGGGCCATCATGTGGCCGTGGTCCGAGGCATCGAGGAAGCGAAGATGTTCCTTGCGACTTGGGGAGGGAGAGAGCATGGAGTTTAAGCCGCACCCATACCAGAGATTCTGCATCGACCGCCTTTTGGCGAACGACGCGCAGGCGCTCTTTCTCGATATGGGGTTAGGCAAGACGGTGATCACGCTGACGGCAATTAAAGAATTGCGGTACAACCGCTTCACCGTCGCGAAGGTCCTTGTCGTCGCGCCGAAGAAGGTGGCGGAAACGACCTGGACGACGGAGGCGGGGAAGTGGGACCACTTGAAAGGGCTTCGCGTTTCCCTGGTGCTTGGCAGCCAGCAGCAACGGATCCGGGCACTGTACACTCCGGCCGACATTTACGTGATCAACCGCGAGAATGTGAAGTGGCTTGTCGAGTATTATCAGAACGACTGGCCCTTCGATATGGTCGTCCTGGACGAGCTTTCCAGTTTCAAGAATCACATGGCCCAAAGGTTCAAGGCGATGCGGGCGGTGCGCAGCCATATTTCCCGTATCGTCGGGCTGACAGGCACACCGGCGCCGAACGGGCTGATCGACCTTTGGGCGCAGATCTATCTGCTGGACCGGGGCGAGCGGCTGGGGAAATTCATCACGCATTACCGGGAGCGGTACTTCACGCCGGACAAGAGGGACCAGACGAGGATCTTTTCCTGGGCGGCGAAGAACGGCAGCGAGCAGGCAATCTGGAACCGGCTTTCGGATATATGCGTGAGCATGAAGGCCGAAGACTATTTGACATTGCCGGACTGCCTGACCGACATCCGGCGCGTCCGTCTCGACGCGAAGGCGAAGAAGGCATACGACACGTTGGAGCGCGATATGCTGCTGACGGTCGACGCGCAGGTCATCGACGCCGGAAGCGCGGCTGTCCTTACCGGGAAATTATTGCAGCTTTGCAACGGCGCCGTGTACGACGGAGCGCATGAGGCGGTGCACGTACACGACTGCAAGCTGGACGCATTCGTCGAGCTGATCGACGAGCTGGCCGGATCCCCGGCGCTGGTCTTCTACAACTTCCAGCATGACCGGGAGAGGATCGTCGAGGCGCTGGCCGGAAGAGGTCTTCGCGTCCGGCAGCTTTCCGGGGCGGAAGACGCCGCCGCCTGGAACCGGCGCGAGGTCGACGTCCTGCTTGCGCATCCGGCGAGCTGCGCGTATGGCCTCAACCTTCAGGACGGCGGCAATCAGGTGATATGGTTCGGGCTGAACTGGTCCCTGGAATTATTCCAGCAGGCGAATAAAAGACTGCACCGGCAGGGACAGACGCAGAAAGTCTTCATCCATCTGCTTGCCGTCGAGGGTGGCATGGACGAGGACGTCGCAGCTGCACTTTCGGAGAAAGCGGACACACAGGATCGGCTTATGGACGCATTGAAAGCGAGGATCGAGAAGGTGCATCGTGGGTTGAAAGGAGCGTCGTATGTGGGACAATGTGGCACGGGAACGAGAACGGCGCAAGCCGACGGCAGCGCAGCTTGATTATTTTTGTTATCTGCGGGCGAAGGCGAGAGTGGATCCGGCGTATTATTTCGACCGATGGCATAAGCTACCGGAGGACATGAGTCGTCATGAGATCCAGGAAGAGATCGACCGATTGAGGTACGAGCTGGGGGAGGGAAAATAATGGGTGTTGAAGGTTTCACGATATTCGGGATCCCGGTCGTGATTGACGCAAAGGACCTTTTCGCGCTTGCTTTTGGCGTTGTTGTATGCGCTTTCTTGTTGGTGGTTTTAATTTTCAACGAGTTATTCATGGTCGCGTTTCGTTGGCTGAACAAGAGGGGGAGGATGTAATCATGAGTTTTGAAATGGACACCGAGGCGATGCTGATGGAATATCCGCAAGACCAGGAGGAGAACGAATACCGGTATATTGACGCCGGATGGCTGGACAAGGTGGCAGCTGGATTGACCGCCGGGGCGAAGAAGCATCCGGGGGAGACCTGGAAGGAAATCCCGCCGGAGGAGCACGCAGCGCGAGCGATCCGGCATCTGAATATGTTCCGGAAGGGAGACCGGAGTGAAGAACACCTGATCAACGCGTCTATGCGCTGCATGATGGCGTCCGTGTTGGAGGATGAAAGACTAAAGGCTATTCGACAGGAGGGCTGATAAATGCAGCAGCGCAGGGCACGAGATCGGAACGTCCGACGGATCGAGTATATGATCTGTCACGAGAAGCAGATTGCGGAAGCTGTCGAGGAGGCGCGTCTTTCTGTTTTCGGTCAGCCGGAGATCCCCGGAGGCGGATCCGCCATTTCCAAGCCGACGGAAGCGATTGCGATCCGGCTGGCGGACGAGCTCCGCGAGGTGGATGTAGATGGGCGTCCGGTGGAGTGGCCGGAGCGATGGTTGAAAGTTATTTCAGCGGTCCGTGAGTGGTGCGGGCGTGACACGATCCGTAAAGAAGTTTTCCGCCGCAGGTATAAGGGCGATGGTTACGTCTCGACGTGCCAGGAGATTCACATAGCGCAGCAGACTTATAGCGATGTTCTCCGAAGAATTAGGGACTATGAAGTCAAATGCGCATGTCAAGCGCAGCTGATAAAAGTTTTTTGAGAATTTCCTTATACTCGGTATAACTTCCGAAAATCTGTGGTATCCTACTTATAAGCGGCAGCGTGAAATTTAGCGCCCCGCCCGACCTCCTCTTAAAGGTTCTTTTCATTGGGGTTTCTCCTTTCCCCGAAAGCCGTTGCTTCTTCCGCAGCGGCTTTTTGATTTGCATGAAAGTGTGGTGATTGCCGTGACGGAAAGGCAGGAAAAATTTTGTATAGAATTTGCACGCTGCGGCAACGCTACGGAAGCGTATAAAGCGGCGGGCTACGACGTGCGAAGTGATAACACGGCGCGCGCAAATGCTTCAAGAATGCTAACAAATGCTAACGTGCAAGCGCGAATTGCTGAACTTTGCGCGAAATTGGAGGACGAGAAGATCATGGACGCAAAGGAACGCCGCCAAGTGCTGACGGAAATCGCACGCAGCAAAATGGAGGAACCGCAGGACAGGATCCGCGCCATCGACACCATGAACAAGATGGACGGACTGTACATCAACAAGACGCAGCTCTCCGGCGCTGACGGTGGCGCGATCCAGGTCATAACGTGGGAGGGCGCCGGTGATGGCAACGATAAATAGGATCGTGATTCCCTATAAGCCCCGCCCGCTTTGGGCGAAAGTCCTTCACCCGGCGCTCGAATCCCACCGTTTCAGCGTGCTCGTTTGCCACCGCAGATTCGGAAAGACGGTCGGAAGCGTGAATCATCTGATCAAGATGGCGGTCATGTGCAAGCGTGACGCGCCGAATTTCGCGTACGTTGCGCCATACAGGAATCAGGCGAAACTTATCGCGTGGCAATACGTCAAGCATTATACTTCCGTGATCCCTGGAATGAAGATCAACGAATCGGAGCTCTTCGTCGAATTCCCGGCGCAGAAGGCTGGCTGGCAGGGTGCGCGGATCTATATCATTGGTGCCGACCATCCGGACGCGCTGCGCGGAATCTACCTCGACGGCGTCGTGCTCGACGAGTACGCGAACATCAAACGCGAGCTATGGGACGAGGTGCTCCGCCCCGCGCTCGCAGATCGTGAAGGCTGGGCGGTCATCATCGGGACGCCCGCCGGGCAGAATCAATTCTATGAAATGTATCAGCGCGCGCAGCGGGAGCCGACCTGGTATTCCTGCATGTACCGCGTCGACGAATCCGGCGTCCTTCCGCCAGAGGAAGTCGAGGACATGAAGCGCGATATGACGGACATGGCAATCCGGCAGGAGCTATTCTGTGATTTCTCGGCGTCGGCAGCTGACATCGTGATCCCGATCGACCTCGTGACGGAATCGGCACCGCGCAATCTGACCGAGGAGGACGTGCGCGGCCAGCCGATGGTCCTCGGCGTGGACGTCGCCCGCTTCGGCGACGATTCGACGGTCATCACGGCGCGGCGCGGGCTGCACTGTATCCGGCAGCACACTTTCCGCGGCCTCGATTCGATGGCGGTGGCGGAGCGCGTCATCGACGCCATGCGTCAATATGAGCCGGACGCCGTGTTCATCGACGTGGGGAACATGGGCGCGGGCGTCGTCGACCGGCTGCATCAGCTCGGCTACGCGGTGACGGAGGTCAACTTCGCGGGCGGCTCGCTCGACGACCGGTACCTGAACAAGCGCGCCGAAATGTATTTCAATCTTCGGGATTGGATGAAGGCGGGCGGCGCGATCCCGAACGAGCCGGTTTTGAAATCGGAGCTCTCGATCGTGGAGTACAAGTTCACGCCCGCGGGGAAGATCCAGCTCGAACCGAAAGACAAGGTGAAAGAGAAGATAGGCAAAAGCCCGGACACGGCGGACAGCCTCGCCTTGACTTTTGCTTTCCCGGTAATGCCGCAGGGCGCTTTTTCAAGCAAGCGCCTCTCGCGAAGCAATACAAACTACAAACTGTTTTGAAAGGAGCGATGGTTATGTGCGGTGGTGGAGGTGGAGGTACTCGCGTCGAGTACGTCTACAAAGAGCCGGAGAAGCAGCCGGATCCGACGCCCACGCCGGTCTCTGTATCGGATGTGACAAAATCGGCGTCGGCAGAGAGGGCGGCAGTCGAGAAGCAGCGGCGTCGCCGCGGCGCGCACGCGAACGCGGTTTCCGTTGACCGGGGGACTATCCTCGGCGGTATGTCGGATGCAATGTCGACGCTGCGGAACACGCTCGGATAAGGAGGACTTATGGCAGGAATGGCAAGAACGCCCCCACTGATTACGGCGAACGACGGCGCCAAGCAGATCGGACTGAAACGCCGGGAGTGTGACGAGATCATCGGGAGCCTGAAAAAAAGACGGTTGCCGTATCTTGACCGGTGGCGGGCAATCCGGGACTATGAGCTTCCCTATACGGGGGAGCTGGAAGATAATCCGGACGAGACCGAACAGGCAAGGCGTCATGACGACCACATCTATCACGGGGCTGCATGGGCGGCGAACCAGGTATTCGCTGCGGGGATCATGTCGGGATTGACGCCGCAATCGCGGCAATGGTTCCGGCTCTCGTTTGCGAACCGTGATTTGCAGGACGTCCCTGGCGCGGGAGAGCTCTTGGATCAGAGATTGGATATTTTGAACGACGTGCTGAACAAGAGCAATTTCTACAATGCGATCCACAGCTCCTATTTGGAGCTCGCGTATGGGCAGGCGCCGCTTGGCGTTTTCGCTTCGGCGGAGACGGGCGTGCATTTCATCCCGTTCACGGTGGGGACCTACTTCCTCGACGTGGACGCCGACGGCCAGATCAACACGTTCGCGAGGGAGTATTGGATGACGCTCCGGCAGCTCGCCGACAAGTTCGGCGTCGAGAATCTGCCGCGGACGCTTCAGGTGGCTTTCGAGAATGAATCCGCGCACTCGGAGCGGCACAAGGTCTTTTGGCTCGTCATGCCGAACCGGGCGCGGGAGAAGGGACGGATTGACAAGTTCCATCTTCCCTATGTTTCCGTGTACTGGTGCGAAGGCAGCCAGGCGAATGAATGGCTGGACGTGGGCGGCTTCCACGAGTTCCCGGTCCCGACGGGGCGCTTCCTCGTCACGGGCGGGGCGGCTTACGGGAAAGGCCCCGGCTGGTTCGCCGAGGGCGACGCGAAAGGGCTTCAGCTTTTGGAGCAAGACTACCTCACGGCGGTCGAGCTCGGCGTCAAGCCTCCGGTGCAGTCGGATCCGCAGACGGCCATGAAGGGCATCAATCTGATTCCTGGCGGTAACACGATCACGCAAACGGGCAACCCGGTGACGCCGCTCTTCCAGGTGTCGGTCGCTCTCGACCATCTTCAGGCGAAGATCACGGAGCTGACGGACAGGATCAAGCGCGCCTATGCTGCGGACTTGTTCCTCATGCTGGACAGCATGGACCAGACCATGACAGCGAGAGAAGTCATGGAGAGGACGCAGGAGAAAATGCAGCAGCTGGGGCCGGTGGTCCAGCGGATGCAGTTCGAGTTTCTGTCGAAAATCATCGAGCGCGTCTATGCAATACTGGACCGGGCGAACGTCTTTCCCGAACCGGAGGACCAGGAGCTCGCGCAGGTGCTCGCCCAGGAGGAAATCACGATCGAGTACATAAGCCCCTTGGCACAAGCGCAAAAGCTCTCCGGTCTTGTCAATATCGAGCAGGCGGTCAGCTTCGCTGCGCAGATTGCGCAGTTCGATCCCTCGGCGATGGACAAGCTGGATCTGCCGTCCGCGGTGGATAAATACTGCGATATGCTGGGCGCACCGGCGGCGATCCGCAGGCCGGAGGACGAGTACGAGGAAATGCAGAAGCAGAAAGCGGAAGCGGCGGCACAGCAGCAGCAGGCAGCGCAAGCGGCGGCGGCTGTTCAGCTGGCGGTCCCGGCGACGGTGGCAGCCAAAAATATGACGGAGGCCGCGAATGACGGCAATCCTGCGCTGGCGCAGATGCTTGGCATGGACAGGCTGGGGCTTGGAGGTAGGTTATGACGACCGACAAGACGCAGGCGAGACGAATCGAGCACTTGCGGGAAGAGGAAGCACGGCGCGACGAAAACGCTCTCCGCTATCTCTTGGCGGACGAGCGCGGGCGGTGGTTCATTTCGCGGATGCTGGAACGGTGCCACGTGTTCAGCTCGACCATACCGGACGGCGATATGAGCCGGTTGCTGGTATCCGAGGGAGAGCGGCGCGTCGGCTTGGAACTCTATGAAAACTTGCGGGCCCTTTCCGTTCTCGACGAAAGCGGCGTATGCGATGCAGCGCGGCGGGAAGCGGAAATGGAATACGGGCAATTCATGGCGAGGTACAAAACTGGAAAGGAGCGATAACATGACGGATATGAAAATCGACTTTGACCTTCAGCTTTTCGGAGATGAGGGGGGCGAAGTCGATGGGAGCGGTGCGGAGGCTGCTGCGGCTGCTGAAAGCGGCAGCGGCGAGCAAGACGCGCTTGCGGGCGCCGCGCCTTCGGAAGAGAACCAGGAAAGCAAGGACGCGGGAGGAGCAGAAAAGCCGGGAACAATCCTCGGCGGAAAGGAGGATCAGACGGCTTGGGACTTCCGAAGCGTGGTGCCGGAGGGCATGGCGTATGACGAGGCGTCAGCGTCCGCGTATGCCGCCGTAGCAAAAGAGGCGGGGCTTACCGGAGCGCAGGCGCAGAAACTCGCGGCCTACGGTATGAAGTACGCACAGGAAGGCATCGCCGCTATGACGCGGGCGATTGCAGAGGAGCGAGCTGGCTGGGCGTCGGCCGCAAAGACGGAGCTCGGCGCGAGCTTTGACGCAACCGTGCAGGCGGCGGGCACCGGCATCGAGGCCGTGGAAAAAATTGTTCCCGGCCTTCGCCAAGCGCTGAACGAGACCGGCGCGGGCAACCGCATCGAGCTGATCCGGGCATTCGCCATGATCGGCAACCTCGTCGGCGAGGACAATTTCAGGGGTTTCGGGGCCGCCGCGGAAAGCAAATCCGCGCGGTATCCGAACACGAACTTCTCGGATTATTGAACAGGAGGAATGAATCATGGCAGTATTTGGCAGCGAGGCGCTCACCCTCTCCGACATGAGGAAGCGCCTGAACCCTGACGGCACGACGGCGTTCATCGTCGAAGCGCTGGAACAGTCGAACCCGATCCTGAAGGACATCCCGTGGATCGAGGGCAATCTCAAAACCGGTAATGTGACGACGGTCCGGACTATGCTCCCGACGCCGTCCATCCGTATGATCAACCGCGGCGTCAAGCGCGGCAAGTCCCGCACGAAGCAGGTCCAGGATACCTGCATGATCCTCGAAGACCGCAGCGTCGTCGACATCGAGCTGCTTGCGTTGCAGAAAGACAAGGAGCGTTTCCGTGCTTCGGAGGACGCGGCTTTTGTCCAGGGTTTCAGCAACTATGTGGCGGAGCAGGCATTCTATGGCGATTCCAGCGCGGAGCCGGGGACCTTCAACGGAATCAGCATCCGCTATAACACCTACGGCGGCGAGAAGGGCGAGGCCGGGTATCAGGTATTGTCCGCCGGTACGCCGGGCAGCAACACCAACACGACCGCGTTCTTCATCGGTTGGGGACAGAAGAATACCGTGGGCATCTATCCGGAGGGCACGCTTGCGGGTCTCAAAATGCGCGACCTCGGAGAGCAGACCGTCCTGGATTCCGACAATCTCGAATACCAGGGCTTGGCGACGCTCTTCACGTGGAAGTGCGGGTTGGCGGTCCAGAATATCCGCTCGAACGCTCTCCTGCGTAACATCAACGTCGCCGGTCTTAACGGCCTGAACTCTGCGCAGAAACTCGCGCTCATGGACAAGCTGACCGTCACGAAGAATCGGATCCAGAACTTGCAGAACGGCGACAAGAAAGTCGTGCTCTATGTTTCGGACAGCCTCTATGATTTCTTCGAGTGCTATTTGAACGACAAGACGAACGTATTCGTTACGCAGCAGACCTTGATGGGTGCAATGCCGCAGCTCTACTTCAAGGGCATCTTGGTTCAGAAATGCGACGCGATCAGCGAGACCGAGACGGCGTGCCCGGCTTCGGCTTAAGGAAGGAGGACAATCATTATGATTTTCGACGGTGAAAACCTGTTTTTCAAGAAGAAAGCGCTCTCTAACGAGACCATCACGAGCGACGTGCTCGACGTGGGCAAGGGCGAGGCCAGCGATCCGCTGCACATCGTGGCGGACATCACCAAGGACGCTGGTGCCGGTTCGGTGACGTTGTTCCTGGATACCAGCGAGACGAAGACGTTCACCACGTCCTTCACGCTCATGGAAATGCCCGGCAAGACCTACACCTCTTCGTTCACGCTTGCCGACGACAAACACCCGACCTTCTCGGCGAAAGTTCCTCGCGGCAACCAGGGCTTCCTGCGTCTGCGCGCGCAGAGCACTTTCTCGGACGGCAAGATCACGGCGGGCCTTGTCAACGACGACGATATTCCCTGGGATAAATAAGATTCCACAGAGGCGGGGCTTCCCGCCTCTTTTTCATGCGCCCGGCCCCTGTTCGGACGCATGAAAAAAGGAGGGAGGCTATGTTATGACATCGACAGATATTTGCAATCTTGCCCTGGCTTATCTGGCTAAAGGGCGCATCACGTCACTGACGCAGAACACGGAGGAAGCGAAGCAGTGCGCGATGCACTATGACCACTGCCGGAAGATGCTCCTACGGGCATATCGTTGGGGCTTCGCGCGCCGGACGGAGAAACTCGCGCTCACTGCGTCAACGGTTCCCGGCTGGGAATTCGTCTATGGGTATCCGTCGACCTGCCTGATCATGCGTTTCGTGTTCACGGAGGACGATGCAGCGCGAAAGGAATGGAACCGTGACGAATACGACGTCGCGACGGTGGGCGGCGTCAAGGTTCTATGCACGAACGTCGAGGGCGCGTGGTGTGAGTACACGGAGGACGTCGTCGAGGTTGCGAAAATGCCGGAGGAATTCATCGAGGCGCTGGCTCGTTATCTTGCCGCGTCGATGGCGATGGTCATCACCGGCAACGCGGAAATGATGAACACGAATTATCAGCTCATGCAGGCAGCCTTGCAGCAAGCACAGGTCGAAGCGGCGCTTGAACGTGAACAAACGCCACAGTGGCCGAAGAAGTATGCGGAAATGAGGTTCGGTTGATATGGGGCCTAACGCGTTTTATGCAATCCAGCCTGCCTTCACAGGCGGAGAACTTTCGCCGGACGTGGCGAGCCGCGTCGATCTTGACAAGTATCAGCTCGCGCTTTTGCAGGCGGAGAATGCGATCATCCGGCCATACGGCGCGGTGACGAAGCGCCCCGGTCTCGTCTATTGCGGGGAGGTGAAATCATCGGCCTCGAAAGTTCTCTTGTATTCGTTCCGGTTCAATGTCAATTTGAGTTATCTCCTCGAATTTGGCGTGGGCTATGTCCGGATATGGCGCGAGGGTGTGTACCTCAATGTGGAGCTGGCGACGCCGTACACGGCAGCGGACCTTCCGAACCTTCGGTTCGTGCAATCGGTGGACGTGCTCTATATCGCAAGCGGGCGGCACCCGGTCAAGAAGATCCTGCGGTACAGTGAGAGCAGCTGGCAGATCCAAAACATGAATTGGATCCAGCCGCCGATGGGCGACCTGAATCCGACGGACTCCTTGAAGGTCACGCCGTCAGCAACAACGGGGACTATCACGCTGACCGCCTCGGCGTCGCTTTTCGAGGCGACCGACGTCGGCTCCTGGATGGAACTTTCGCAGCGCGTCAGCGGCTCGTCGGTCTCCATCACGAGCGGGACGTCCTCGGCGATCGGCGTGGGCGACACGTGGAAAGTGATCACGCACGGAACATGGAAGGGCACGGTCATCGTCGAGAGCTCCACGGACAACGGCGCGACGTGGCTGGAAGAGCGGCGCTATACCGGCAACGAGGACTACAACCCGACAGAGAGCGGCAACGTGGACGAATACACTTTGATGCGCGTCAAGGTATCGACCACAAGCGGAACCTGCACCTGCGATTTTTCCGCGCATTCCTATACGCATACCGGCTATGTGGCGATCACTGCCGTCAGCAGCGGGACGTCCGCCACGGCCATAGTCAAGAAACGGCTGGGCGCGACGACGGCGACGGCGGACTGGAAATTCTCGGCATGGGACAGCGTGGACGGCTATCCTTCCTGCGCGGCGTTCTTCCAGGATCGCCTATGCTTCGCCGGGAGCGACGCCTACCCGCAGCGGGTATGGATGTCGAAGACCGGGGACTATGAGAACTTCGGCGTGGAAAAAGAGGCGGGCACTGTCACTGACGACAGCGCGGTAACGGCTGACCTGCTCTCGCTGCAATCCTACCGGATCACGCACATGGTGGCGGGCAATGACCTGATACTTCTAACCGAGGGAAATGAGTGGACCATCGACGGCTCGGAGACTGTCACGCCTACGAGCATATCTCCGAGGAGCCAGCAGTCATACGGCGCGAATGACGTGATCCCGATCCGGTCCGGCAACCGTATCGTTTACGTCCAGCGGCGCGGATCTATCGTGCGGGATATGGGGTACAGCTACGACACGGACAGCTATGCGGGCATGGACTTGTCGCTTTTGGTGCGGCATTTGATCCGGGGATATGAGCTGAAGGACAGCACCTATGCGCAGGAACCGGACAGCCTTGTTTATTTCGTGCGGGGCGACGGTATGCTCTTGGCGCTGACCTATCTCTACGAACAGAAAGTCTACGGCTGGTCGCATATCGTGACGGACGGGGAAATTGAATCCGTGTGCGCAGTCAGCGAGGGGAACCGGGACGTCGTCTATGTCGTCGTGAAGCGCACGGTGAACGGCAGCACGAAAAGATATATCGAGAGATTCGCTTATACTCCGGAAACGGGAACGCAGCAGGATTATATAATGCTCGATTCGGCGAAAAGGTATTCCCTCGTTTCTGCGACGGATACAATCACAGGGCTTTCCCATTTGGAAGGGAAGAAGGTCCTCGCGATGGGCGACGGGTATCTGTTCGATCCGCTGACGGTGGAAGATGGAACGATAACTCTTCCGCAAGCGTCAAAGAATGTGGTCGTCGGGCTTCCGTACACGATGAAATTGGAACAGCCGAACTTCGAGACGCAGACGAACTCCGGCACGATGCAGGGCAGGGAAAAGGCCGTGACCTCCGCCATCTTCCGGCTGACGAACAGCTTCGGCGGGGAGGCGGGCCCGGACGAAAGCACGCTGAACGAAATGATCTATGACGTCGGACGGTTGGAGCTGGGCGAGAACGTCCTCTACTCCGGCGATCTCAATGTCACGATGGCAGCGGGCGGTTTCAATAAAAACGGTCGGGTGTTCATCCGGCACGACAAGCCGTACCCGTTCACGGTATCGGCAATCATAAGGGCGGTGACGTTTGGTGGCACGGGCGGACTACGAAATTAAACCTATCGCGACTACGGTCTCCGAAATGAAAGCGGAGGATTGGGACTGGCTGGACGCTTTCGAGAAGAGGCTCCGGCCGTCGGACAGGCGCGAGCTGGAAGCAGCGCATCAAGGAAGTTCGTATATGGCGATCGTGGACAGCGTCTTCAACTCCGAGGAAGCCTACCGCGTCATCGGCTCGAATGACGAGCCGCTGGTCCTGTACGGGAAACGCGCGGAGGAGAATCTTCCGGGGCGGCTGATCTGGTGCATGGCCACCGATGACATAGCGCCCTATGAGACGGAGTTTGCGCGGGTGTCGCGCTGGATCGTGCGGACCTGGGCGGAGAAGCACGGGATCCTTTGGAACGCCGTCGGGGATTTCAACGAACCGGCGAAGCGCTGGCTCAAATGGTGCGGGGCGGAATTCGGGAAGCCGCTGACGATCGGCGGGGAGAAATTTATCCGGTTTTATATCCGAGGAGGGAAAGAATCATGTGCAGTGTAATCGCGGGCATCGGGGCGGCGCTATCCATTTTCTCCGGTTATTCGCAGTATCAATCGCAGAAAGCGCAGATCCAGGCACAGGCCGACAGCCAGGCGTCCATGTACAGGGCGCAGGCACAGGCGGACGAGTACAATGCCAAGCTCCGGGAACAGGAAGCGAAAGTCGAGGCGAAGAAGCAGGAACAGATTGCGGACCAGTACGGCGAGGAGGCGAAGCGTCTTCGCGCCCGCCAGCGCCTTGCCGAAGGAAAACTCCGGGCGCAGACAGGGGCCGCCGGTCTCGATATGTCCGGCTCTGCTATGGATATATTGTCGAGCGGGCAGGAGGCGTACTGGCAAGATCAAATGACGCTCCTCGGCAACCAGCGGAATGACAATTACAATTCCCGCGTGCAGCAGTCGAATTATCTGCGGGAGGCGGAGAACAACCGGACGAGCGCGGCGAACAACCGCACGGCAGCTTCCAATGTTCTCGCGGATGCGGATCGGCAGATCAGCGCGCTGCGGACGAGCACGATCCTCGGCACGGCTGCGAGCATCGTCCCAATGTTTGGCGGCGGCGGTTCCAGCGGTTCGTCTGCAAGCACATCATCCGGCGGCAAGACAAACTTCGGCACGCTTTCAGCAAATGCGGGGCATGGTTATTCATGGAACTATAACACGGCCACAGGTGCATCCGGTATCACTGGTGGATGGAAACTTGGGCAAAGCAATTATAAGAATTACTTTACCTTTGGATGAGGTGAAAGAACATGAAATTCTCCACATACGAACCGGCGGTCAATCCAAACACGCTGCATAACATTGACAACGTACAGCAGCGCGTGAGCCGTGACTTGCACGTTTATGGCCCGCAGGGCGGCGGCGAGCAATGGCAGGCTCTCGGCCAGATGGCGAAGATCGGGCTGGAAATGCAGCAGAAGGCCATAGACGGGAAAGTTATGGAGGCCAATTCGGAATATAACAAACTTATGTCCGAGGGTATGACGCAGCTCTTCCAGAAAAAAGAAGGCGAAGCGCTGAACATTACCGAGGACTACGACAAGCTGCAAAAGAACGTGCTCGGCGAGGTAAAGAAGAAATACAGCGGATATATCGGCTGGGGAACCGGCGCGGAAGCCTTTAATGCGTACACCATGCGCGATGACGCCACGAGGCGCGATCACGTAGCCAAATATCAACTGGCACAAACCGAAGCCTATCACGAGACGCAATTCAATAATCAGCTTGCGGAATGCAGAAATGCTGCGATTGATGGCGGAAGCAGTATTGATTCCATCAATGGCGCGTTAAATCGTGCGAACGCTCTCATAGATAGCCGCTACATACAATGGGGCGACGAGAAAACTAAAGAACAAAAACGCCTCGTTGACGGACAGATTGTCAATGACGCGATTCAAATGACTATGAGTATGGGCGACTATAATCAAGCGGAGCAGCTTTTGAAGCAGTACAAGCAATACCTTCAGCCTAAAGATTATTTAGCCATAAAGGAACGCGTACACAAACAGCAGGAAGTTAAATCGAATTTCAAGACCGTCGATGATATTGTTGCTCGTTGCCGTGATGCAAACGGAAGCATTGACCTGGGCAAGGCGTTTGATGTGATAGACCAGATGTACGGGAAAGATTCCGTGAAACCCGGTCTGGGCGGCTCCATACAAATTCCGGAAACAGCCGGATATGAGATTGGCGGCAGTGTTTCCGATACGAATCTGAATGATTTGACGGAGAAAAAACTTCGTCTTCTTGATCGGGATTATTACGCAAAATATGGTCAGCATCTTCATATAACCTCGATGAAACGGAACGGGGACGGAAGCAGCTGGCACGATAGCGGTCAAGCAATCGACACGGCAGACGATAATCTCGAAAACTCCAAAGAGGCACGAGACTGGCTTATTGCGCAGGGTGAAAAATACGGCCTTTATGCTTTGGACGAATACGAGCATCCCTCCGAACATGCTACCGGCGGACACATTCATTTCAGCGATCACGGCGAAGCCTTGGAGGACGGCAATCAAACTTCCAGCGCGTATGATCCGGAGAAAGCGGAAAAATTGAAACGCATGGTACAGGCAAGGGCAAACGAGGAAATCGTTGTCGAAAGAAGCGCCCTTCGATCCATCCAAACGTCCCTCACGGAAGCCGCAATGAACGGTGAAGGTAATTTGAGCCAGCTCGCGGATCAGCTTGCAGCAGGGTACAGTCCGCATGTTTACGTTGAAGCGCAGCGCATGGCAAACGGATTGATACGTTCGCAAGAACGAGAGCTTGCGCGAGCGGCGTCCGGCGGTGGTTCTCGTGGTGGATCCGGAGGCCGGTCCGGCAGCCAGACGGATCCGCTCTATATGATGAAACTCACAGACGCCCTGGATCGAGGGGAGATGTCACTTGACGAAGCGAATTCTTATGTCATGGAAGACGATTCGCTTACCCCAAGCGCAAAGAAAAGCGCGATAGAAGATCTGGCTAAATATGAAAAGGGCGAGGGTAAATATTCGTATAACTGGACGGGCATCAGTAATGCGGTGAAATCCATTTTGGGGAATCAAGATTCAGCCTATTGGGGCGCTTTGTGGGTGAACATTAAATCCGCCACTATGGAAGAGATCAGAGACTATCAGCATGAGCATAACGGTGAAATGCCTCCGCAGCAATGGGTGATTGATATGGCGGTGGAAAAAGGAATGACGGTATCCGTCACCAAGAAGAATGAAGGATGGTTCGACCGTGACACCGTTGTTCAGACAAGCAAGGCAGCGTTGAGAAGTAAGAGGGTAGAGCTGCGATCCGATAACGGAGATGGAACTTATAATATCGCTTTGCTGGATAAGAACGGTGAGGCTACCGGAGCCTACCGTGTTTCCGCCGATCAGCTGATGGAAATCATCGACTACAATGGATATGCGAAGGATATTATCTTTAATGGCGAAGGTGATGAGTAATGACAGACGAGCGCTTCGATGAAATCAGAAACCTTTTGGACAGCAAGGATATTGTTTCTATTCGCCAAACCCCGAACGGTGCGGAACGTAACCGTGACGAATTCAACGATGTTATGAACTACGCGCCGAGCGAGTACCAGCAGACGTATGACCTCGGAACGGATGACGCGGGAAATCCTATTCTCGGCAGCTCGATGAATAATGCGCTCGAAGAATCCGCGAAGCCGAAAAAGCCCGGCGTATGGACGAACGGCGTCAACGCTGCTGAAGCGTCCGGGCGTATACTTGCCGACGAGGAAGGCGGGGAAACGAACCTTCCGGAGCTGATCGACGGCGGCCGCGTTGACTTGGGGCAGGAGCTTTCCAAACTGCACGAGAAGGCAAAGGACACGTCCCTCTATGCGCAGTATATGTATTCCGCCGACGATTGGGCGGAGAAGGGCAAAGAGATTTTCGACAAGACCGGCATGGACGTGAACTCCATCGGCAACAAAGAAATCTTTGAAAAAGCCTGGAATCTGACGAAGGAAATCAAGCGGCAGGAAGCGCTTGCCACGGACGCGAATGGTCACGTCGATATGGACAAGGTCTATGAGGCCATGCCCTATTTACGGGATATTCACGAAGCGCACGGCACGGCGGCGGCGGTCATGGTCATGCAGTCCGCGAAGGAGCTCCAAACCATCAACGACATTTATCAGGGCGAGGGGGAGCGCTTCGCGGCGTCGGTCGGCTACGGTATCAAACGCGGCGGTTTGCAGCTCGTCAACCAGTACACCGGAGCGAAGGCGATGCTCCGGGGCCTCGTCAGCAACGAGGGACTGACCTCGCAAGAAATCAATGATATTCTCTGGGTTACGAACGAGCTGCGGAACACGCCGCAGTTTTCTTATTCTTCCGCCGGTTCGCTCCTGGGCGGCGTCATCGGCAGCGCAGCGGAAAACGCGCCGATCATGCTGCCGGAAATGGCGCGGACGGCAGCGGTCAATCTTGGGAAGCTGACGGGCCCGGTCGGGACGGCGGCAAGCGCTTTCGTTTATGCGCTTATGAGCGCACAGATCGGCGGCGCGCAGTATATCGAGAATATCACGAAGACGGACGAGAACGGCAACCCAATCTATACGCCGAGGCAGGCTGCGCTTTTGTCAGCCGCCCAGGGCCTCTCGGAAGCATACCTCGAAAAGCAGTCCATCGCGGCAGCCGGAAAGGTGGTTTTCAACGCGGGCACGGCGAAACGTATTGCGGAGATCTACGCGAAGAAGGACGCGGCGCTCGCCGCCGGGCAGACGGCGGAGGAGCTGACGCGGCAGATTATCGGCGAGCGGATCCGGCACGCGGCGAAGGCGGGCTTCATTTCCATCGCGGCGGAATCGGAGGAGGAATTCGAGCAGCAGGTCTCCGATATGGTCCTGGAGAATATCGCGCAGATTGCTATTCGTGGCGACCACCG